TTATTAAATATTATCGAAGTTAGCACCTGTGTTAGTAATGTTGAATTCAACACTGATGTATTCTAATGATCTTGTTGGTTTAACGAAGATTCTACCATTTAATTCGTTTCTATCGATAGATTCTGGATCGTTATCTAATTGTACTCTAAAGTCAGTTAAACCTCTTTCTTTTCTAATATTATCCAAAATTGGGTTAACTAATGTTAAGAATTGATTTCTTACAACATCATCATTTTGTTCGAATAACAATCTAATTGAAACTGCTGAAATAAGTTTTCTAGCCTGTAACAATAATCTTCTAACGTTGATTCTGTTAAGTGCAGTTTCTTTATCTTGTAACGTTTTGTTACCCCAAATAACTACACCCACATCTGAGAATGTTGCCATAGGGTTAATCTTACCTTCGTATAATGTATCTCTCTGATCTAAAGTTAATTTAGTTCTTGCTTTGATTGCGTTTGTTGTACCTCTATTGATACCTGCGTAGCAAACCAAGGGAAAGCGATATTATCTGTAAGTGCGATATTTCTAACAACCTCTAATGTTGGTGGTAACCATACATATTGATTATTTTCAGTATCTAACATTTGTAACCAAGGGAAGTAAGTTGCTGAATAGTTAGAATCAATTCCTGAATCCTCAACGATATCAACAGCCTCATCTGGTGTTAATGCAACTACACCACTACTATCAGTATCAGGTGTTGTTATTAAGTATAATGAATCTGCTCTTTCTTCTTCCACCATATCAATAGCTTCTTCTAATAAAGAGATGTTATCTCTTGAATCAATACCTGGTGTTGCAAATACATTAATGTTAACCGCTTCTGGGTTAGCGAAAGTTCTAATACCTTCGAAGTATGCGTACCAGTCAGAATCTAAACCATCAACCTCTGTAGAAGTAACTCTCGGTTCAAATGTACCTGAAGTTAATCCTAACGTTGCTCTACTACCATTGATTTTATATCTGTCATCATTTGTTCTCTTAGTTCTATAGATATCCCATCCATCATAACCACCATATGGTGCGAATGTGAATTTTCTAGAATCTATTCTTTCATAGTCTGTATTAGCTAAATCAGCTTCATTTCTAAATTCAGCATCACCTACTTGGAAAGAGTTAGATACACCAGCAATTGTTGTTGTAGTAACACCAGAATCCATATGGAAACCTTCTGTTCTACCTGTCCAAGATTCACCATTATCTAAACCTTTATAGTTAAAGAAATCTTGATCTACACCGATATCTGTACTTAAACCTAAGTAAGCTTTTCTTTTCTTCTCATTATTTGTGTAAGAAGTTTTATATTCAATTAAAGGAGCTTTAGCAGTACGATTACCACCAACATAATCTCTAACTGAAACTCCTTCAAATCCTGCTGGGAAAGCATGTTCTGGATACCTATCAGCCATTTCAACCATTATATATTTACTTCTTAATACGTACTCACCATCTGCAGTACCAATCTTTCTACCGATAAATCCACTATCTGTTGGATTCATAGAAAGTTTTGAGAATTTTTCTACAATTGTTGGTCTTTCATCAGTATCATAGAATTTTCTAACAACTAAGTCGAAAGTTGCATCATCTGGTTTGATGTTAATAATAGACACTTTAATATCTTTATTTGCTGCATTACCATCAGAAATTGTGATTAATCTAAATAATCTAAATAAATCAGTACCTCTTAATTCTGATAATACATAAGGAGTAACTGCTGAAGTATATTCTTCATTATAGTCATCTAAGTCACTAGCTATTTGGATAATTTCAGAGTTGATACCTCTAACTTTACCATTTGCATTTAAATCATCTAAAGTATTTTTATAAATTTCTTCTACAAATAACTCTGAATCATTATCTGAAGGTGAACTACCTAATACTTTACTGATATAGTTTTTCTTTGTTGAGTCAAAAGATACGTTATAAGAGAATGTATCTAAATCTTTATTCGTACCTGTAATTGTGAAAGTTGCTAATGGATCTTTTTCTATTGTATCTGCGTCAGCACCTTCAATATCAACTGAAGTCGCCGCACTAACAGGAACATCAAATACCATTTGTTCGTCAGAGTTAACTGAACCTCTACTTCTTAAAGTTGCTACTACACTTCCTTCTACATCACTATAAGCTGTACCACTATATTGTACGTATGTACTAGCTGAAGTTGTACCAGTTATTACACCACCACCAATATCTTCTCTATTAGTTATAACTAAGCTGAATGTTGCCCCATCAAAGTCATTTCCTGTCTTAACATATTTAGCAGTAGTTAAAGAAATTGTTTCACCAGTTGTTTTTAAACCTAAAGTACTAAATTCAGACGTTAATTCACCATCATTATATAAGTCTTCTATACCCGAAGCTGATGCGTCCCATACAATACTTGTAGGTGTACCAGCAGTAGATGCTGAATAAGTCATAGCCAACGGTAATGTAGTGTCAGCAGCTGTTTCTACAATTGTATCTGGATCGATAGCTGCGTCAATAGTAAGTGACCATGCCGCACCTGCTTTATATCCTGATAAACCTAATACTCTTGTCACATATAATTGATTAGTTTGTGACAAAAATGATTTTGCGATATAATTTAATTCATATTTCTGAAATCCAGAACCTTCAAACTTATCACTATTTAATCCACCAAAATATTTTTGGAATTCGTCATAGTCTGAAATAAATACTGGTTCAAATGCTGGACCTTTAGGTGTTTCTCCCACTAAACCTAATGTGGTAACCCCTACTTGTCTTGTGACAAATGTTAAGTCTTTCTCTGATGTGAATACACCTGGACTTACAAAAATTCTGTCTGTTGATGCCAT